TTCATTCTGTTTGGCTAAATGGCATCATGTTACTATCTATTTGCAAACAGGCGAAACACACAGTTGTTATCATCCAGCACCTCACAAGATTCCTTTAGAAGGATTAATAGATAATCCAAGCCAATTGCATAATACTCCGCAAAAGAAACTCGAACGTAGAGAAATGTTAGCAGGATTAAAACCTAGTGGTTGTCAATACTGTTGGAACATTGAATGTATGGGTAAAGATTACATTAGCGATAGACATATTAAAACAGCAAGTATTCATACACCAGAACGTATTGAAGAAATTACAAGTAATCCTTGGGACTATAATATTAATCCCGAATATATTGAAGTAAACTTTAGTAATGAGTGTAATTTTAAATGCGGTTATTGTCATCCTAAGTTTAGTAGTAGATATTGGAACGAAATTAAACAACACGGACCATATAAAGATAGTACAGCACATCGTAACGATATTGACTGGATAGAATTATATGAAGAAGAATCTAATCCTTATGTAGAAGCATGGTGGAAATGGTGGCCTGAAGTTAGTAAGACATTGAACATCTTACGTGTTACAGGTGGAGAGCCTTTGATGCATAAAAGTACTTGGAGGCTTTTTGAAGAATTAAAATCAAATCCAAAGCCGCATTTAAATATTGAACTTAACAGCAATATGGGTGTAAAGCCTGCACTAGTTAAAAAATTAACACAAGTCGTAAAAGAACTTAGAGAAACTAATTGTATTGCAAGTTTTAAATTATATACAAGTATAGATACATGGAGTAACCGTGCAGAATATACACGTACTGGATTAGATTTAAAAATTTGGGAAACAAATTTAGATTATTATCTATCCAACACACCCTGGCCTGTAACATTTATGATTACATTTAACATATTCTCTGTTACAAGTTTCAGTTCTTTGTTAGAAAAAATATTAGAATGGCGTAAAAAATATAATACAGATGAACAAACAAAATGGCAACGTATAAGGTTTGATACGCCATACCTAACTGATCCTATTCAGTTTGATATAAACATACTTCCTAAAGATGAATTCATGCCTTATATGAAAAAGCACTTAGAGTTTATTGTTAATAATTTAGATGACACAAACAGAACTAAATTTAGTAGTTTGGAATATGAAAGATTTAGGAGAGTAGTTGACTATATGGAAACAACAAACTATTCTGAGAAAAAACTATTAAACGGAAGAAAAAACTTTCATACATGGTTTAGAGAATACGATAAAAGACGCAATACTAATCTTGTAGAAACGTTTCCTGAATTTAAAGAATTTTACAATTTTTGTAAAACTTGCTAACTAATTTCTGATTGTGTATTAATACGTCTTCTATATCTTGTAAGTTACAATCATTATTAGCAATGTGTTCAATTAATTCAAAAATAGCAATTAACCTATCTGTAGGATTTTCAATACTGTCGTAGTCTTCACTCCACAAACTATCAAATGTTTTAAATCCAAGTTCTTTAATATATTTTAAAGTATGCGGCGGTCCAACCATAACAAACGGTCTACCATATAACATTGCATTAAATGTTTTTTCACTAAAGTTAGCAGTAGGTTGTGCAAAACGTGTTTCGTTAACAATAGCACACATACTATCTAAATAAAATGCTTCTAGTCCTCTACCTTGAGGAGCAAACACAGGCCATTGCTTCATGCTGGCATCAGTTGTTTTTGCATTTTTATAATCTAATACATATGGAATATTTTGATTTAATGTATCGATATTTTGTTTAATTATTGTTTCGTAATTAGTACCACTCCATTTGTCTAGTTCAATCCAAGTGCGGTCCATTAATAATTCATAGTTAGTTTTAAAGTTCCAACTTAAATAACAATCTTTGTCTACAAGAAATGCAGATAGTAAATGACGATGTTTAGTATAACGCCAGTTTGGACAAATAAATTTTTTATTATAATTTAAATCAAGTGTAGTATTACCACCACAAAAGAAATCACGTAAAAATATATCCATGCAAAATAAGTTTAATGTTGGATAATTTTTAGCATAATATTTTTGTATATTATAATCTCCTGTATATACATTGATATTTTTAATACTGTTCTTTTGTTGCCAATTAACAATACTATCTAATTCGTCTGCATAAAGATTATCAAATGTATTAAATTCACTATAGAAATGGTTGTTATGGATCGTATCTTTTATATATGGACTAACAGGCTCGTACAAGTAGATATCAACACCCTTACTTAATTTTTTATATGTTTTAGGAGACAGTTCTAAACTGTCAAACTGTTTGATATGATTAGTACCTGTGTAAACAAAAGTAGGACGAGTTGTATCTTTTAATAAAGATTCACGGAATAGTTCAGTTAACATTCCTTTATCTTTGTTGCGTATATTTTTCTGTGGAATATTTTTCCAGAATAAGTCCTGGACAAACATTAGTAACTTCCTGTAATTTGTAAAGTGTATCTTGGATCTACGCCAATGTTACTTGCGGCGTGTGGAGCATCGGCATCCCATAAAACATATTCTCCTGCTTTATAGTTTACAACACCAATACCTTCTACTTCAAAGTAATGACCTGGTTTCCAATCTTCTAAAAATACAATAGCACGTCTTACATTTTTTCGTTCTTGATTAAACACACGACAATATGTATTAAAATGATCAACGTGTGTAGGCATAATATCTAATGTATCCATTCTATAAAACACAAATCCAGGATTATGTAAATTTAATAATGATGCAACTTTTTCTACCCATTCAGGCATTGGATTTTTACTGTCATACATTTTGCCTGTTGTAGTAGTATGTGTATATCCTTGTTCACGCCAAGCATCTGCTTCTTCACCTGTAATAGGTTGTCTAACGTAATTAAAATCTTTGAAATCATCATTCCAAAGTTTGCTAATAATCCCTCTATAAAACATCTCTATGTGTATCCAGTGTTACGCAGTGAAATCCACCGCCAAGTGTTCTTTGATGTCTTGTTGGCAACATAGCACAATCAATACCTTGTGCTTCAAGAACTTTACGTAGTGGCTCCTGATGTTTCTCAAGTGCTACTAACTTAGTATTTACACTAAACAAGTTCATATTAATCCATGTACTTGCATTACACCATTTAGGATAGTGACCGATATCAACAGGTTCAGGACACCATAATATATCCCAGTTTCTAAAAGGTTCTGGCAAATCGTCTTTACTTTTAATCCTACTTGGGTTAGCAAGTAATAATCCTTCACGTAAGAATGCTATAGTACTATCAATATGCATATAACTATAAACGTCTTGTAATAAATGCACTTTGGCTCTATCACCTAATGCATCTTGCAGTAGTGTTGCACCTAGTTTATTTCCGCTATTACTTACAAGATATAAAACGTGATCGTTAGCACGAATAACATTTGCGGCATCGAAAGCAGGTTCAAATTCGTTTAATGCAAGTATGTCTTTATTGCCAATGCAGTCAGTGTTATACAATGCACTTTCGTAATAACAACGTATTTCTTTAGGATTATTTAAATGTTTTTCAAATGCTTTCCATTCGCCTTTTCTTGCACGAATAGGCATAGGTGTTGCAAGTGTTAAATCTCCATGTACAAATACACTATCTCGAGGACAATAATTATAATAATTACAATCAGTAGCATCTGGCCGTACAACCTCAACTGATTCTCCTTTTAAAAAATCTACAAAAACTTCTAAATCTTCATTTGCTTCATCGATAACTTGTTGCGGATAAGAGCCTTTAATAATTTCTGTTTCGTCAGATTTATCTGCAAAGTTTACACAGCGTAAACTAATATCAATGTCATTTGGAATTTTAGCATTATCTGCAATTCCTACAATTACTTTACGAAGTTGTCCCCATTCGTTACTAGACATATGATTTACGTCCTTCCCAATGTTCTAAAATTAAATCTTCTAATTCAAGATTACTCATTCGAGAATTTTCGCCTTTTAATTGTTGAATAATTATTTCCATGTTAGAACACCAGTCTTTTGTTGATTGTTTTAAATGATATCCAAGACTTGGATAAATTGTATTTTCCACATAATCCATATGTTCTAGTACACTAGGGTGTGAGTCATCTTGATATACGCATTTTGTTTTAGGAAATATATTATTTGAACCTGGCAAATGATTTGGAACACTTGTAATATGCCCATTAAAAATATCTTGTGTAAATTGTTTTATATAAGCATTGCCTTGTAATATAGCAGTTTCGTTTCTTATGTCGTCGTTTTCTACACTCCAGTGTTTTTGTAGGTATTCGTTTGAATAATAATCACTGTTTAGTATGTTGCCTTCAGTAATCCATTTTTCGTCTTTAAGTAAATCAACTCTAGTCCAACTACTCCAAACTATACAAATAATATCTTCTGTCTGAAAACTATGTTTGCGATTTGCTTCCACTAGTCTACAAGCAATGCCCTGATTCCCCATACCTGCTTTTCCATAGTTATGATTTTCACAGCCTAAATCTTTTGCAACAATATCACTCCATGTAGGCCAAATGTATTCGGTATACGAGCAACCAAAAGTAAACAATCTCATTTAAAAACATCCATATCTGGCAGATACGGATAATCATCACTACTCCATATTTTGCCTTTTTCTAAATCGTTAATTTTATCTAAACCAAGTTGTGCAGTTTCTGGAGTCATATAATAATGATATCCTACAAATTTAATATTTTGTTCCGCCCAAGGTTTGTCGTCTGTTCGTCCATCATATGCCATTTGTTTTAGAATATTATAATCTCTCTCACTAGGACAAAGTATTGCACCGCCTCTGCCTAAACTTAATGCTTTTTTATATTGAAAACTTAAACACATAAACATATTATTAATGTATGAGTGTCTTTCAAACATTGTAGCCGCATCGATTATTCTTGTATTACCTAGAGGATAAGATCTAGTCCATTCAATGTCTTGAAATTCCCAATCAAGGCCGAGTTTTTCTAAGGTAAAGGGTATGCTAATATATGTCCTACTTGGAACAGTAATTTTAGTTTGTGGCTGTAAGTATCTTAGGCTCAACTCAATAGCATGAGTGCAACTATCTACAGCAACAGCATAAGGAGAACCATAGTACTCTGCTATTGCTTTTTCAAATTTATTGACGGTTTCAAACATACACATATTTATATACGCAGATAATAAGTATAAGTGTGAGTGAAATGAGTTATAACAACATCGTTATGTGGTCAAAGCATTGGAGTCTAACCAACTTCTTGAAGACTATTGACAATAATCCAAATTCTAATATTGTAATATTAGGTGCAGAAGAATTTAGTATGTTAGGTTGGGAAAATTATCCTAATCAAAAAAAAGTTAATAAGCATATTAAAGGAAAGAATGTTCATTTTGTTGCAGGACATTTTGGAGGCAACAATAACTTTTGGCCTAAGTATGGAAATTTGATTGTTTGGAAAAGTTTTTGGCCGGCAAACACAGTTTACGAATTTAACAAATTTAATCATTCAATTTCTAATAAAGATATATCAATTCCATTTATTAGTATGAACAACCAACCTTGGCAACATCGTTGTCTAATGATGGATACACTTGCAAAACATAACTTAATTGATAAGGGTAGTATTAGTTGGAATAATCTTATTAATGATTATGATTGGAAGTATTGGAAACAAGAACGATTAATTATTGATAAAGAGTATGCTAGTACAACTGCTCAATACAGTACGTTGCCAAATGATTATAATTTTAGTTTAGTAAGTCTAGTTAATGAATCAACAATGGAAACAATGTTTCCTACAGAAAAGACTTACGCTCCTATATATTATAAGAAACCATTTTTGGTTTTTAGTGTACAAAACTATCACAAGATGTTAAGTGAAGAATTTGGATTTGAAATGTATGATGAATTATTTGATTATAGTTTTGATTCAGAGCCAAATCAAGAAAAACGTGCAGATATGATTGCAATTCAAATTAGAAATTTAGTTAATCAAAACTATAACGATCTTTATAAAAAGGTTGCACAAAAAGTAGAAAGAAACTATAATAAACTAATAGATATTAGTTTAGATAAAAGTCGTGTTCCAAAAATTGTATTGGAATGCGGTGCGTATAAAAAATTAATTGAGGTTATGAAATGAGTATTATTGGATATATTGGTGTAGGTAAATTAGGTGTACCCTGTGCTGAGGAAATTGTTAAGAAAGGTCATAAAGTAAATGGATATGACATTTCGCCAATTGTTTCTGATTTAATTAATCAGAAAGACACTATTGAAGAAACTGTTAAAGATGCTGATATTGTATTTGTTGCTGTTCCAACACCTCACGATCCTGCATATGATGGGAAACGTCCGACAAGTCATTTAGAACCTAAGGATTTTAATTACGACATTGTTAATACAGTATTAGAAGAGGCAAACAAATATATGAATAAAAAACAGTTGCTTGTTTTAATATCAACTGTATTACCTGGAACAACACGTAGAGAATTTGTACAACGTGTAACTAATACTAGATTTGTTTATAATCCTTACTTAATTGCAATGGGTACTGTAGGTTGGGATATGATTAATCCCGAGATGATTATGATCGGTACTGACGACGGTAGTGAAACTGGCGATGCAAAACAGTTACGTGATTTTTATGATACCATAATGGAAAATAATCCTCGTTATGTAATTGGAACATATGATGAGTGCGAATGTATCAAAGTATTTTATAACACATTTATTTCAACAAAACTAAGTCTTGTTAATATGATTCAAGATGTAGCCGAACGTCAAGGAAATATTAATGTTGACGTAGTTACTAAAGCACTTGCTGAATCAACAATGCGTATTATGAGTGATCGTTATATGACAGCCGGCATGGGAGATGGCGGAAGTTGCCATCCAAGAGATAACATCGCTTTACGTTTTATGGCAAAAGAACTTAATCTTGATTATGATATATTTGATAGCATTATGACAGCAAGAGAAGTGCAAGCAAAGAACCTTGCTAAATTTGTTGTTAAAACAAAAGAGAAATATGGTGGAAGTATTTTGTTAAATGGAGTTTCTTACAAACCGGGTGTTTCTTATACTGACGGAAGTTATGCATTATTAGTAGATTACTACATTCGAGAACTGGGTGAATCGGCAATTTACATTGATCCGTTAGTATCTGAAATCCCAAGTAGTGCATACAATCCTACTGGAGTAATTTTATTGTGCCATCCAGAACCATATGTAGAGTATGGAACAGATTCTGTGTTTATCGACCCTTGGAGACAAATGAAACCTGACTCTAACTATATGGTTATTCATTACGGGAATACAAGAAAGAAATGATTTATTCAAAGTCTAAACCTTTATTATATTTTGAGGAAGTTGCAGGAAAGTCATTACATTGGTATTGCGGAGATGATTCTGAAAACTATGTAATACATAATAAACCAGATTGGAAATATTATTCTACTGCTGACAAGTTAGATTACACTTTTAATAGTTTAGGTTATAGAACTAAAGAGTTAGACAAATTAGATAATGACTATATTCTTGTTTTTGGATGTAGTTATACTGAAGGCGTTGGGTTATTTGAAAACGAACTATGGTGTAATATATTAGGTAAAGATTTAAACATTGACGTTGTTAACTTAGCCAAAGCAGGTACTGGACCTGACATTATTAATATTAACACACAATTATTTGTTAAAAATAAATTTGTTAAACCTCGTGCAGTTGTAATACAATGGCCACAAGCATCAAGAAAAAGTTTTGGTTATATAGAACGTGAAGGACTATTTAAAAAAGCAATTAGATTAGAAGATAGAAATATTCAATGGTCTAATGTTTTAGACGAACCGGCTGACACTTACGAAATGTTAGATTCTCAGTGGTATTTTAAACGTTGGGCGTTAGAAGACGGTCAAATGTTATTTGAAAATAGTTTACATATTAATAGTGTAAACAACTTATGGAACGCACTAGGCGTTCCAGTCTTTCATTGGACCTTCCAAGGAGACTTTGCTACTTCTTATGATAAGGATATGTTTGCTAAACTTAATTTAAAAAATGAAGATAGAGCCAGAGACAATGCACATGACGGTCCGTTGATTCATCAGGAAGTAGTAGATAAAATTAGGGATAACGTAAGATGTATGATATAGTTTTTATTAGTTATGGTGAGCCTCATGCTGATCAGAACTTTGAATTTTTAAAAAGTAAATTTCCAATGGCAAAGCGTGTAAAAGATATAGAAGGAATACATCAAGCACATATACTTGCGGCAAAGAAATGTTTTACTAAAATGTTTTGGGTAGTGGATGGCGATGCAGTATTGCAAAACGATTTTAATTTTGATTACGAGGTTTCCGAGTGGGATTTAGAAACAGTTCATGTATGGAGAAGTCTAAATCCTGTAAACAACTTGGAATATGGATACGGTGGGGTTAAACTTCTCCCTAGATCACTCACACTGAACATGGACACCACCGTACCCGACATGACAACAAGTATTAGTAGTAAGTTTAAAGCAATGCCTGAAATAAGCAACATGACTGTTTTTGACACCGACGAGTTTGCAACTTGGAAGAGTGCGTTTAGAGAATGTGCAAAATTAGCAAGTAGATCTATTAAAGGCCAAGTAGATGAAGAAACAGAAAAGCGTTTAGAAACTTGGTGTACTGTAGGAAACGGACAATACGGCAAATATGCTATTCATGGTGCTCTAATAGGAAAACATTGGGGAGAACAATATAAAGATGACAAAGAAATGTTATATAAAATTAATGATTTTAAATGGTTAAAAGAACAATTTAATGACTATAGCGATTCCATTTAAAGATATTAACAAGTTCGGTCAACGCACAATGTTAGACACACAGTTGTTTAATGTTAGTTGGATACTTGGACGTTTTTGTAATTACAAATGTAGTTACTGCTGGCCATATGCTAATACAGATAAACCTGATCATCAAGACTTAACCGTTTATAAAAATACTATTGATGAAATAAAACGTCAAGCACGAGAAAATGGATTCACTGATTTTCATTTTAGTTTTAGCGGAGGAGAACCTACTGCCTATAAATACTTTGGGGAGATTATAGATCATTACTGTAGTGATACAGTACCTGAATATCAAAGTATACACATGACTACAAATTTGTCACCGGGCAGTAAGTGGTGGAATACTTTTATAAAGAATACTAAGAGTTTACAACGTCGAAGTGTTACAGCAAGTTTCCATGCAGAGTTTGCTAATGAACAAGAGTTTGGAGATAAATGTCTTCAATTAATGAAGGACGGAGTATATGTTACAATTAATCAAGTTATGGTTCCAGAGCAGTTTGACGAGTATCTTGAAAGATGTCAAAGATTTGCCGACAGAGGAATCAATGTTACGGTTAAGCCGCAATCAGATCCTACTGCGTCATTTGTGGTCAATAGTTACACGGAAGAACAGTTAAAAATTATGCAACAAGGATTTCCACAACATATACAAGATGAGGAAGTCTATCAGATTAAATTAACAGATGGCATAAAGGAATATTATTTAGATCAAGCAGAACGCTTTAATGCTTTTGACTTTAACAAGTTTAAAGGTTGGACTTGCAATGCAGGGTATCAAAGTTGTATTATACGCGGTAATGAAGTTAAGAGAGCATACAGTTGTAAGGAAGAACCCTTAGGCACGCTACAAGACGGTTTTACGCTGTTTAAAGCACCATCTAAGTGCGTTACTGATACTTGTGTAAGTAGTGCAGATAGCAAAATACCAAAGGTTCAACGATGAAAATAGATATCGAAGACATAAAATTTTGGATGGATGCAATTCGTAACAGCGAAGATAGAGATAGAATGCTAGATAGTTTTTGGGGAGGACAACTATTTTCTAAAAGATGGTTAGTAGAGCATTTAGAAAAAATTTGTAGAATTCAAAATGCAAGTATAGTAATTCATGGCGGCTGGAATGGTGTATTAGCAAGTATGCTTTTTAATAGTAGTGTAGGTATTAAACGTATTATCAGTGTTGACATTGATCCTAAGTGTGAACAAATTGCATATACTATTAATAAAAGACATGAAATTGATGGAAAATTTAAAGCAGTAACTTGTGATATGGCAGAATATGAATATGAGTTCCATCCTGATATTATTATTAATACTAGTTGTGAACATATTACACAAGAAACTTATGACAAGTGGTTAGAAAATATTCCTAACACTCCTACAATTATATTACAAAGTAATAATTATAATAAGTTAGAAGAACATATTAATTGTGTTAATAGTATTGAAGAGTTTAAAGATAAATCTAATTTACATGATGTAACAGGCTTAGAATATAAACCACCTCATGTTGAATACACACGATTTATGTTAGTAGGAAGACCTTAATGTATAAACTAAACGAAATACGAGCAATCCATTTAGAAGTTACATCAAAGTGTCAAGCCTCTTGTCCTATGTGTGCTAGAAATTTACAAGGCGGCATACTAAATCCCTTCCTTAAATTAAACGAAGTTGATCTAGGAACTTTTGTTAACTGGATACCGAGAGATATTGTACGTCAACTAGATCGTTTGTATATGTGTGGTAACTTTGGCGATCCTATTATTGCAAAAGATACACTTGAAATATTTAAGTATCTACGTGAAACAAACGAGTCAATTAATTTAAGTATGAATACAAACGGCAGTGCTAGAGATCCTAAATGGTTTAAAGACCTTGCTAAACTAAATGTACGTGTTCGATTTGGTATTGACGGATTACAAGATACACATAGCAAATATCGCATTGGTACAGACTGGAATAAAATTATAGAAAACGCAAGGGCATTTATTAATGCTGGTGGATATGCTATTTGGGATATGTTAATTTTTAGTCATAATGCTCATCAAGTTGATGCTTGTAGAGATCTAGCAGGTACAATAGGCTTTAAAGAATTTTATAGTAAAAATACAAGTAGGTTTAGAGATGACGAATTACCTGTACTTGATAAAAATGGAAAACAAGTAGATGTATTATATCCAACAGAAAAAAGTACAGAACAAAAAGATAAAATTAAACAAGTAAAAGCCTCAGAAGAAGTTTGTACTATCAAATGTAAAGTAAAAGAAGAACGTGCAATTTATATAGGTGCTAATGGAAACTTATTACCTTGTTGCTGGCTGGACCATGATTATATACAACCTACATCAACAAGTAGAATTGACTTTTTAAATCATTTTGCAAATTACCCTAATTTGCATAGGAATACTATGCAAGAAGTGTTTTCTTCAAACTTCTTTAATAAAATAGAACAAGGTTGGAAAACTAATCCATTAAAAGAATGTAAAAAACAGTGTGGAACATATGACAGATTCAAAGAACAATTCAACTAAAACATTTTGTCCTTTACCGTGGATACACTTAGCAACTCGTCCCAACGGCGATGTGCGTGTATGCTGTACTGCTAATGCCAGTGGCGCAGGTGTAACTGACGACAAAGAAGTTGGACTTGTAAAACGTGATGGTGTTGCAATGAACGTTCGAGATCATACTATTGAAGAAGTATGGAACAGTGAACATATGCGTAATACTAGATTACAAATGTTAAATGGTGAAGTGCCTGCAAGTTGTCGCAAATGCTTTGAAGAAGAATCAAAAGGAATTAAAAGTAAACGTAACTGGGAAACAGAAGTTTGGAAAGAACGTATTGATGTTGACAGCATAGTAGCACAAACTAATGATGACGGAAGTTTACCTGTAAACATTCCTTATTTTGATTTACGTTTAGGTAATATGTGTAATCTTAAATGTGTGATGTGTAGCCCGCACGATAGTTCAAGTTGGATTAAAGACTGGAAGTTACAATATCCGCAATATAAAAATCCTCAACTAAAAGAAGACCAAGGGTGGAATCCTAACTTTGATTATACTTGGTATAAGAAAGGTAGTTTTCTTGACAGTATGAAAAATCAAGCACAGCATATTAAAGAGTTATATTTTGCCGGCGGTGAACCTTTAATGATTCCAGAGCATTATGATATACTTGAATTTATGGTTGCTGAAGGCCATGCAAAAAATTGCATACTCCGATACAATTCAAATGGTACAGAAATTAATGATACAATATTAAAATTATGGACTAACTTTAAACAGGTTAAATTTAATTTTAGCATTGATGCTATTCACGAACGTAATGATTATATAAGATATCCTAGTAAGTTTAAACAAATTGAACAAAACTTAAAACTATTAGACGATACTCCGGATAATATTATAATTAATATTGCTTGTGCAGTACAAGCATTGAACGTACATCATATTGTAGATTTAGCAGAATGGAAACTACAACAAAATTTTAAAAAGATTAATAAAGCACCATTCGGCGCAGGAATAATAGGATTACATTTAGTTTACTTACCTAGTTATATGAACGTTAGAGTATTGCCCAAAGAGATTAAAGAGAAAGTATCTGCAAAGATAACTAACTTTGCAACACATTTTTTACGTGACTTTGAGTTTAATACAAACCCTTATGGTAAAGAACGTTGGTTAGGACTTGTTAATTATATGAATGCAGAAGATTGGAGCCACAAACTTCCTGCATTACAAGAGTATTTAAAAATTAGTGATAAAACTAGGGAACAAGACTTTGTTAGTGTGTTTCCTGAATTGGAGATAGTATATGGACCAAACTGAAATTGAAAGAGCATTGCGTTGGCAAAGCCTAGTCAACTTGGGTCATCAAGTTAAACTTAAATGGCATATCAATCATCACGCTGTTGAACAACAACTAGAGCAGTTTAAAGATAACTGGTGTCCTTATAATGCTAAGAAAGATACACATAACAATAGATGGGGATTACCAGTAACTAGTCACACAGGCGATGTTATGGACAATTACCATTTGAATAGTTTTGGACATATGCAAAAATATCATGATGTTGAAATGAAGGAAGAAAACTTTAACACTCCTACAGAAGTATATCATAAGATCCCCGAACTTAAAAAAATAGTAGATATATTCTCACCCGACATTGGGCGTGTACATTTATTACGTATAGATCAAGGCGGATTCTTCCCACCACATAGAGATTTTCACGGAACTAGTCCAGAATACTTTAGACTGTTAGTTGTGTTTGGAAGATGTAGTCCTGAAAACTATGTACAGATGTTAGACGGTAAACCTTTGTACCCAGAAGCAGGATATGTGTACTTTACAAACTTTCAACTAGATCACAGTGTGTTTAGTTTTAGCGATAACTTGTATAGTCTTATTTTGACAGTAAAACTAAACGAGCGCACACAGAAACTTATACTAGATAACACAATGGCAGAATGAAATTAACTTACCAAGACATAGCAAAAGAAAACTGGTTCCTTGTTAGTTGGACATTAAGTAACAAGTGTAACTATCGCTGTTCCTATTGTCCTGATCATCTACATAACGGTAGTACAGGTCAACCTCAATGGGAAACAGTAAAACGATTTGTTGAAAATTTTAAAGTTACAGGTAAAAATATTTGTTATAGATTAAGTGGCGGTGAACCTACACATTGGAAACATTTTTTAGATCTTGCTAAATTGATAAAAAACCAAGGACACACTTTTAGTTTTTTAACTAACGGTAGTAAAAGTGTAGATTATTATAAAATAATTTCACAATATACAGATGGATATATTATTTCATATCATCCTGAATACGCAGATCTAGAACATATTAAAAAAGTAATACAAAAAAGTTACTGTCCTGTATTTGTTAATCTAATGTTGGCCCCTGAGAACTTTGATGAAATGTTTAACATTGCAGAAGAAATTTATTTAAGTAGTGATAATGTTAGCGTATGGCCTAAAATTATTTTAGATAAATCTAATATAGATGCAATTACAAATACTCCAGCAAAATATACACAGGAACAATTAGATACAATTAAAAATTGGCCTTTCTTTAGTCAACTTCCAGATACACATTTACATAGAGGCGAATTATTTTTAGATGAACAACCAGTTACTGCAAATGATTTAATAGCCAATGATCAAAATAAATTTTATGGTTGGAAATGTTGGGCCGGACTACATATGATTAATGTTGATATGTGGGGTAACATATATAGAGCAGATTGTAAAGAAGGCGGCGCATTAGGAAACATTGAGCGTTATAAGTTACCAACTGAAACAGTACAATGCGGTAAACAAGTATGTGCTTGTTTAAGCGATATCTATTTAAGAAAAGAGAGTGTCTAGTTCAGGACAAACATCTAGTACGTTTGTACCTCTCAACTTATCAAGTTCTACAGTAAATTCAATAAACTTTTCTAAGTTATTAGGATCATAGTTTTCTGTATATTCAGTCTTATCTAAAATAAACGTTGGAAGAATTGTTGGATTAAGATATGCAGGCGTTGTAACTACGTTGTTAAGATATAATTCATAATTGTCTTTGCGTACATTTTCAAACCAACTTCGAATTTCATCTAAGTGACAAACATTATAAGTCATTACAGTTCCAGCAAAAATAACACGATCCATTTTATCAAAGTGTTTTAGATTTTCTTCAAATTGCTCAAATGTAAAGTTATTACCGCCTCGAATGTACTCGTATAATTTACCTACACCTTCAATACTAATGTGCCATTTAGTTTCTTTAAACTGTTGTGCAAGTTCGTCAAACTCTAAATCAACAATAGTACCGTTTGTACTAATATCAAGTGTAATATTTTTAGAAAGATCTAATTCGATTAGTTTTTGCATTATTTGTTTGTTTGCCGGTTCCATATAAGGTTCGCCGCCTTTAATATTAACATACTGCAAGTTCTTAAAATATTCTGGATATTCAAATAATCTATCAACGATATCCGGCGATAGATTTCTATAACCAAAATCTGGCTCATGTATAGGACGTTGAATTCCTAATGAATCAAGTTTAAGATCCTCTTTGATCCAAGCAGTTGAGTTTACCCCACTACACATACGACATTTTAAATTACAAACATTACTCATATTAAATTCTAAAAAGTAAATGTCATTCTTACCTTTGCTTTCTGGTTTAAGCATAGGATTTAATACTTGTTCAAAAAACTTACGCCTGCTATGTCCGTTGGTACTTTCTTTTGCCGTACATTGTAAACAGTTGCTAGGAAACTCTCCGGTTGCAATTATTTGTTGTGTTAATATTAATCCAGGATGACGAAGTATTGTTGGCAAATCATCTTTAAGTAAATTTCCGTGACGACCTGTGTAAACACAATCAGGTACAACGTCACCGTTGAAACGTATACTTAAGGCGTGCCAAGGAGCGTAACAGTTCATAGTACAGCCACCGTTTCTATGTCCAACCAATCGTTAACAGTAACTAGTGTTGAACTATCATCGTGTGTATTATAAACGATTGTGTGTATTTTGTCTTTGTAAATTACAGGACGCCCAAACATTAAATTATCTGGATATGTTTTTGAAATCCATATTCCGTTAGGGTCTACTTTATATAAAGAACATCCAGGAGTTCCTGCTGGTAAGAAATAAGCATAGCCTTTAAAAGCAATACCGCTACGATATCTAAACTTACCACCGTAAGTTTCTTTTATACTAAATTGAAAACTTTCTTTAGTAACAGTATTAAACACTACACCTTTATTACTTTCTCCATGTTCTGTTCCGTATGGTAATCCAATAATAACATCGTCAACTAGTACTTGTGCATTATATTTTTTAGCAAAGTCGTCAACATTTAATTTATGTAGTTGGCATTCTTTTGTTTTTGTATCAAACTCAATTACTTCGTTTAGTCCTGGAGTTTCTCCGAACGGTAAACTAAAAAGTTTATCACCTACAACAACAGCATCGGTATACTTGCGTGATACTTCTGGTAAGTCTAGTTTGTGCTTAATTACTTTCTTGCCATTAAACTCTAGTATATTTGAATAGTGAACACTTTCACCTCTTGGCATACTGTAATAACTTCCGTTACAATACACGGTACCCATATGTGCTTTCTTTTCGTTTGTATCTACTTCAACGGTTTTAACTTCGTTGTCTTTAATATAAATTAAGAATTGGGTATCTTCGTAACCTAGAGGAAAACTACAAGCAGTGTTACCGTGACTAGCAACACTATAGAATTGTCCCTTACCTGTTTTATCTAGTGTATGGTATATTGGCTTTTTATCTTTTAGTTGTACAACAACATTTAGGTCATCGTAAATGCCATATGGAATAAGCCATACGCTGTCGTCAGTAACTCCTACAGCATTAAATTTACTAGTTGCAGGTGGCACGTTATCTAAAGGAATAAGACTGGTGTAGTCTTTGTAGAACGCACACATATCATATTCTTCGTTGTTTCTAGTACCAAAAGGCGGACTAATTAATTCGTCCTTGTTTACTTCTAGTACAAGATGTCTAATACGTGCTTCTTTATAAAAATCTTCAAATGCTTTATACATTGTTTAAATCTATTGTGTTTAATACAGTGCCAGATATTGTATCAAAAATTAATACTGTTTGAAATGTTTCACTTTCACCGTATGGAAATGCAAAAATTGTGTCTTGTACCATTACACAATCATTATACTTTTCTATAGTTGTACTGTCTTTAAAATGATCACCGATATCTATAGTATATGTACTATCGTCTTTTGTATCAATAACCAATACTTCTGCTAAATCGCCCTGGCTCTTCCAAGTATCTTCAGGTTCACAAACACAACCGCCTCTTGGAATATAATAAATTTTCCCTTGACTATTTTCTAACCCAGTAAAATATTTTTTACTTTCTTTTCCTATGTCTAAATTTTTAATATACCAATCATCTGTAACACTGTTGATCACCAGCATCTCACTCCAGTCTTCATCGTGACCTGCTGGAGGAAAATAAACTTTTCCGTTTTTTGCAACAGTATGTGAGTAGTATTTTCTACTAGTTTGTTGTTGTTTTGTTTTTACACCTTGCCAACCTTTTCCGTCAAACTTTGCTAGAATGTCAAACACAGGACTTTCGCTATATGGTGGTGCATATAATTTGTTACCCACTTTTGCTAGTGTGGTAAACTTTTTATTACAGGTTCGATCCTCATCGTAGTCTACCCACCAAGAACTCATATCAATTAATTTATAACTGCTATTAAAACAATCATACTCTAATCTATAAGGAAAGAATGTGTCGTGATTTTCACCTCGGGGCATTCCGTAAATAATACCATCTACCATTTGTGTAGTGTGCCACATTTTAGTATCAGTAACAGGAATGTCTAAACTCATCATTTTAAAGTTATGCGATTTCATATTGAAGTCTAGTACATAGGTAAACGGTTCGTGTTCCCCGTAAGGAATAGCAATAATTCTATCACCGTAAACGTGTCCTTGTACATACTTGCCTCGTCCTTTTATTCTTAAATCAACATAATCAACACTGTCGTCTTTGGTATCTACAATTAGGATACGACTTTCGTTATAGGGCAAGAAATAGATCTTGTCACGATGTACAATACCTTTTTGCCATTTTTCTGTGGAATCATCTACATCTAGTTTAATTTTTTCTATACGATATGTGCGTGGATCCATCTTGAGCATATAATCAAGAGATTCTGTAAGTCCGTAAGGAGGAACATAAATCATTCCATTGCTACCTACTGTAGCATAACTAAATGCTTGCGGTGTCAAACTTATCTCCAAAGGCACTTTTTAAATCACTTTTTAGTTTTGTTAATACTTCTTTAGGATTATAAATGCCAACGTTATCCCAATCAACCATATACATATTATCTCCGTCGATTATAATATTACTTAGCACCCAATCTCCATGTGCATACGGTTCAGTTTCTTTTATATTACTAACACAAAAATTATAAATTTTATCTATAAATTCTGGAGTATGTTCAAACGTATTTGCAGGAGTGCCTGGAATAATATTAAAGCAAATATACATACTACTATCTTCAATGCCGTGCGATTGTACATAACCGGGCATTATATTATTTAGAACATCGACGTGCCATTCTAACCATTCCTCGTCAATGTAGTGCCAAACTTTTTTATAACAGTTGTTAAGTTTATAAACCCTACGTGCTTTTTCTTTGTTTACTTTAACTAATTCCATATGCTTGTGCTACTTCTGGTAAGTAGTCCTTAATATTTACACGTCTAAAGTTATCTAGTTTTGTAATTTCTTCAACAAAAATTCTTTGTTGATTTGTATCAGCAGGTTCACTAAACCAGTTTGTGTTAATTTTAAATTGTTCTTTTAAACTATCTGGAGCATTTTTAACGTGTAACCAATCGGGTTGAGAAAGGTAATTTTCCCAGACCTGCAAATTGTGTTTATCACTCCATTCTAATAATTCGTTATGGTATGCACTGTTCAGTATACTTAAACACGGAGCAATATCTGTCTTATACATATCTTTATAACGCAATGTATTTTCTTCTACAGTTTTCCAATCTGCGCCGTACCTAATGTATTCAATTCTTTTCCCTACAGAGTCCATACTTACACTCATTATAACACGATTAAAGCGTTTGAGCAAGTTGTGTACACGAGGATTAAATAAACTTCCGTTTGTATTAAACCGTATAGTAACACTTGAGTCTAGTCTTTCTAAAAACTGTGGCAAGTGTTTAACCATCATAGGTTCGCCTCCTGTCAGGTAAACTTCTTTTAATGGCAAGTTTTCAAAGTAGTGTAAAAATTTTTCATCATACCAGTTGTAATTTTTTACATCTAGTACAGTATGATATGGATTTAAGTTTTGTCTAGCCATTTCTGCGGCTTCTTCTGCAATGCTACTACTTGCACCACTATGACAACTTATACATTTAAAATTACAACTATTACCAAAACGTAAATCTAAGTGTGTTATATCAGGACCGTAAAAGTCCTTTTGTTGACGTCTGCTAGGTATTCCTGCTTCTTCATGTTTCTTGCAAGTAATACAAGCATCAGGCCATTCGTCTTTTGCTAGAAGTTCTTTAGCATTTATAACAGGTTGACTGTTAAGCCATTGTTGCGGAGTATGTGTATGCACAGTTTCTACATTATCAGGCTCGTTACTAGTACAGCATAATCGATACTGTCCGTTTGCCGCAATGTATACGTGACTTTCTAAAAGTTTACATCTCATAGCATATGAGCCTTATGCATTAAATCATGTACATTATCTGTAACTTCTGTTAATTCAACACTTACAATATTTTTATATTTGCTTAACATTCTTGTCCAAGAGTCTCTGTTTAAATTATATACATTGTTCCAATCTAATGGCATAACTAATTTTCCAACAACAATGTATCCTAACGCCATATCTAATGTAATTGGCTTATCTGTATTTTTCTTATACCAATCAACAAAATGTTTTGTAACTGTAAACGGAGTATCGTATGCAGAACGATATAACATATATCCCTCGCAATTAATATGCTGTTGGGTAACTACTTCGTTAATCCTATCACCTTCGCCTCTGCCACAAATTTCTAACCAATGTTTACCTAGTGTATTGTAACCCATACACAGGTCTCCAAAGTTTCTGTCCATTCTAAAGTATAATAGATCTTCGTTTTCAATTGGCAACGTAGTAGCGCCTTCAAATCTAAAAAAACTATTAAGACGGGGCGAGTCTTGATTACTTAAAAATTGTTCATAAACGTGTATTAATCTATTTAACCTATCGTAATCTTCTGAATGATTTTTATTTTCTATAAGTTTGTGTAATTCGCTTAGAGAAGCATTTGGATCAATATTTAAATTAGTTGTAATATTTACAATTTCTTGCTTTAATTCTTCTTCATCTTTTGTATCTAATACAAAACTTGTTTCCTGTACTAGTGGTTTATTAATATTTTGTTGTAACAAATACAAAAATTTGTTTGCTGGGTGATGATCGTATAGCACATATGTTAATGGTAATAACTTCTCGCCGTTAGAATATGTTACGGTAATACCAGGCTTATTACAATATATTTTTTCAGGCAATAAATATTCCATATGCAAATAGTTTCTCTTACAAACCACCATCCAAAAAATCGAGTTGATATCAACTTTCAAATGGGTAACACTTGTAATTATGCCTGTTGGTACTGTTTCCCTGGCAGTCATGAAGGCACATATCGCTGGCCTGATCTGGATTTAGCAACTAAAAATTTAGAACATATTATTAACTGCTATAAAGAAATTGGTAAAACAGAATTTCAAATAGACCTAATTGGCGGGGAACCTACACTATGGCCAGAGTTAATTAAATTTACACAACACTTTCGTAACCTTGGATGTACGTTTCATTTGAGTACAAACGGTAGCAGAACTTTATCATGGTGGGAGAAAAATGGCGGTGAGTTTGACACTGTTTACATTAGTTGTCATCACGAACGTATTGATGTAGAACACGTTAGTAAATTAGCAGATATGTTATGGAGCAAACATAACAATGTTATTTGTGATGTGCTTATGGATACAAAGGATTGGGATACTTGTGTAACTATTGTAGATAGATTGTTAGAAAGTGAAACAAGTTTTCCTGTAAATGTTAAACCTATTAAATTAGGAAATACAACACAAGACACAACATATGAACAGTCGCAGTATCTACTAAACCAACGTAAAAGAAATCCTAAGCAAGACGAAATTTTTAAACCTAAGAAATCTAAACCTCCAGTGTTATTAACATATGAAGATGGTAGTACACAAGAAGTATCAAAAAACTATGTTCTAATAAACAATTTAAATAACTTTAAAGGTTGGAGTTGTAATTTAGGAGTAGACACTGTGTTTATAAACTTTGACGGAAGTATAGGCAGTGTGTGCGGAAATAATATTTTAGGATTTAAATCTGGAGAGTATAATTTATATGATCCTAAACTAGCAGAAAAATTTAAGCCTATTATAAAACCGGTTACTTGTGAAAAAGAAAAGTGTATGTGTCAAGTAGGATTTTTACTTCCTAAACACCGCAAGTTTTAGAACAGATATCATATCTATTTTCGTTATTCCAACTTTCAGGCAAATACTTATTAAACCATTCACTGTTTAGTATTTCTTCTAAACTATAATCGTTTACACTTAACCAATCAATACTTGCTACATCTACAGCATAAGGACTGTCTGGGTTACGAGGATATCTATCACTTAAAAAATAACAGCAAGGAAATACTTCGCCCATGTGACTAATTTGTATTTTACGTTTTGTTTGCCATTTGCATTTAATAGTTGTTTTAGAAAAGTCTGTAATATTTTTAATACGTTCTACATTGTCAAGGTGTTTTGAATCGTATTTTATTTTACGTGCAGATTCTTTTTTGTTTGCTTTAAAACTTTCTATTGCTTTATTAGTCAAACTATTAATAGCACTAAAAGTATGTCCGCCATTAATTTCAAAGCGTTTAAACCCCATATCAATACTTAATTGTTCACACTGTTCAATTTGATGTGCATTGTGTTCAAACACTAGCATACGCCAACGTGCCATACCACCTGCTTTAATAAATGTACTAGCATTAGACATTACTTTATCCCATATTACGCCTCTGCGATATAAATGGTTTGTATCTTCGAGTCCGTCTATACTAAATGTAACATGACTGCCAAACGGAAACGGTTGTAGTACATTTGCTAATTCTGCCCATTGTGTTCCTAATCCTCCGTTTGTGTGTATAACAACTACGGGCGGATTTTTATAACCTGCTAGGTGTTCTAGTGCCGGAATTAAATTTGGATTAAAAATTGGATCACCGTAACTACCGTTAAAGATAACTTCTTTAATTTTCAGGTCTGGAGTGAAGATATTGCGCCAAGTATCTAAAGTCATATGCTCTAAAGGCATACGTGGATTTACTGTAACACCTCCCAAATTTCTACTGCAATTTCCGCACATTGAATTACAATGACTTGTGAAATCTATTACAATCGTATCTACATCGTCTGGGTGCAAGTAAGGCATAAGTATATTTATAGATAACTGCGTACTTAATTATGAAACAAGAAACATTATCAGAAGCAATAAAAAAAGCCAACCTTGGCGACAAGGTAATGGACGATAATGCTATGTGTGCAATGAAATGGATTCATTGTTATGTGCACCTCAGCGAAGGTATTGTAAAGAATTGCCACAACGTACCACAACGTTTTATCACACAAGAAGAACTAGACAAGTATGGTAAAGATGTGTTTATGAAACATCCATACGAACTAGAGCGTAGACAAGAAAAACTAGACAACATAAGACATAAAGATTGTAGTGCTTGTTGGCGCAACGAAAAACGCGGAGTAAGAAGTCCAAGATTACCCGGAAAGTATTTTGAGTTTCATCGTGAGCGTTTTGAAAATCCTGCAGATATATTAGAACCGTTACCTAGTCAACTTGAAGTATATTTTAATAACACTTGTGATTTAAAATGTCAATATTGTAACGATGTTTTTAGCAGTCAGTGGGAAGTTGAGAATCGTAAGTTTGAAGTAGCACCAAGACAAAAACATACAGCACCAGATGGCTTTGCAGATACATTTTATGAATGGTTAGATGATGCTGTTGACAACGTGTTACAATATTATATTTTAGGTGGAGAGCCTTTAATACAAAATGAATTGTATGATTATCTTGATAGACTAATTGAATTATTTAGAAAGAAATCAAACAAGTTTAATATTAAACCTGTTATTATTTTAATTAGCAACGGCAACACTCCAGAAGCATACCTAAACAAGTGGTTTGAAAAGGCTACTGAGTTAGAAAAATATGCCAGTGTTCAAATGGATATTAGTATGGAAAGTTACGGAGAAAAAGCAGAATTTATTCGTACTGGCTTAAACTGGAATAGATTTGCCAGTAATGTAAAACGTATTATGGAGTTTGCAAAAGGTAAAGATTTTAGATTAAGGTTTAGTACAACTCACAGTGCTTTAAGTATTACAAGTTGTTTAGATTTTTTACAATGGTTAAAACAATTAAAAGAAGAAACAGGATGCGATGTTGATTTAATTAGAAGCAATGTTTCATATCCAGTGCAACTAGCACCGTGGATGCTAACAAAAGAATTTAAACCTTACATTAATGACATTGTTAAATGGATTAATAAACAAGCACCTGAATGGAATTACTATGCTGACTTTATGAAAACAATTAAAAAGAGTTTTGGAAAACATTCAAACTCAGATAAGATTGAAGTTGTTAAATGGGTAGAGCGTACAAAGATAAGACGTAACTTAGATTTAGTAGAAACATTCCCTGAACTAGAATCGTGGTATAAGTATTGTCAAAATCACCGCTGATAAATATAGGTACAACATGAAGTACATATCAAATTACAACCCAACACTAATTACACCACAATTCGTAGATGGACTAGAATATGACATTATTGAACTTCCGTGGAAACTAGACGTAGATAAACTACAGGAGTGGTACAGAAAAGTAGACAGTACATATGACAACTTATATTTTAGTTGGCGTAAAGAGCAATATCTTAAAGACAAGTATCATTTAAAAAATATTGAAACAGCATTTGCTGGTGAAGTAGGAACTGAAGGTAGAGGTGTACACGATGAAGGGTATCATATTGTGCGTTACATTAAAGAACAGTTTAAACACCCAGAAGAAATACTTGTAATGGAAGTTAGTTGGCCTGTTGAAAAAGAAATTCCATGTCCGCCTAAATGGGCAGGCAGAGAAGATTTATATCCTGAACTTTCTACTAATGCACCTAAACGTGTGCAAGAAAAATTTAAGTTTGGGTATTTTAAAGAACTAGTAGAATACTTTGGAGAAGATATTTTGCGTGATGTTAGTATTAGGAAACATCAACCAAATGCAGTATTAGGAAAGCATATAGATGGTCCTAATGTACAGAGATTACATATTCCTGTGACTACCGGCGAAGGTGCTATATTTGCATACGGAGAAAACTTGGAAAGAGAATATAACTTACAGTTAGGTAAAGCATATATTATTAACGCCGCAGTGCCACACGGTACATTTAATCGTAGCGGTATTGATCGCAGTCATTTACAAAGCAAGCCACATACAGATGCTATTGTTAGAATGTGTAATATGGAGATAGTGCTTTGAAAGAACTAGAACAGTACTGGCAAGAAAACAACAAGGAATACGAATTTAAGTATCCAGAGCAGTTCGATCCTAAATGGATTGTAATGGAAAGTGGCTGGCCTTTTTTTAAATTAAGTGCATTAGACAATCAACCTTGGAAAGAGATGCACATTGAGGCAGAAGCGTTACTTGAATATTTTAAAGATCACAGAACTGACTATGGAGAAGGTTGGAAGAGTCTTACACTACACGGACTTAGTGAAGATACACAAACACTAAACAGTTATGGCGATCGTGCTGAAACTATCAAACAGTTGGACTGGACTTGGGTAGCAGAACAATGCCCTGTAACTAAAAAGTTTTTAACAGATGTGTGGCCTGCAGAGTTTTTAAATCGTGTGCGTTTTATGTTACTAGAGCCGGGTGGATATATACTTCCGCATCAAGATAGAGCCGATGAGGAAAAACGTTTAAGTGTTTGTAACATCAGTTTAAACAATCCAGAAGGTTGCGAGTTTGTAATGAAAAATCAAGGGCGTGTACCGTTTGAAGATAAAGGCAGTGCGTTCTTAATGGATATTTCAAATGTACACAGTGTATGGAATCGCAGTGATGAGCCTCGTATTCATATGATTATTCATTATGAACTAGGTAAACGTATTCGCGACTTTTTCTATGTGCTAAGACAAAGTTATTATACTAATAGAGGTTAACGTGAAAGATTGGAATAGTATTACCGTAGATAGATATTGGGAACAAATTAAAGTACCCAATGATGTTGCTATTGGCATATTAGATATCTCACGCGATATTGATAGTCGTACTGTTGCTAAACGCAGTTTTGATATGACTTACTTTTATGTTAATCGTATGATTAAAATGGGTATGTGTACTTTTGTTGGGTTTGAAAAACGTGTAGAAACTATATTAGAAAATGCTCTAGCAAAAAACAAAAAGTATTGTATGGTTGCTTGTCAAGGTTTATTGTTATATAGAGGTCCTAGTTTAATTACACAGAGCCTACATTATGCAGACAACAATCCAAACTTTTTTGTTGTAGGGCATATTATGGACAAAACAAAACAGCACTATCTAACTAAAGGTGCTTATCCAGGTTTACACAGACAATATCTATTTGTTAATTTAGAAACTTGGAAACAGTTAGGTAAACCAGCCTTTGATGAAATGGGAATATTCAAAGATAGAAAACCTGTACTACAAAATTATCAATTAAGCAATGAAACTGTACACAGTGATTATACGCCTGATTGGATACAAGGTACGCAAGGTGAAACAGAATATCAAATAACTTCTGATGGAAGTAACTGGATTGATATTGCTTGTCGTAACGGAATACGTATTGATAACTTAGATAATGATATGCGTGACTGTAAAGTATTTCTATATCCTTATAGCGATACAAAAGAGTTAGAGGAAGTATGGTATGATAAAGACATTAACAAAATTGATAAACTTTCTAACCAATCGCAAAAAGCCTGGCTTAGAAAACTACAGTACCAAGAGTACATTGAAAAAGACAGAGTGTATGCGTTTAACACAGAAACACTATCTGCTGAAGGAGTAAGAACAAATGGAAAAGTTATAGATCATTTGTTTACTGCCGCGGCAGGTTTTAAACCTCTTGCTATATTAAATGCTAACGGGTTTCACAATAGTACAACAGTACATTATTTTGATTGGTGCAAATCAAGTTTAAACTATAAAAAGCATTTATTAGAAACTTGGGACGGTTATGATTTAGATAAATGGTTATTAGAACACGACTTAGATTATAACTTTAGTTCTACATATAGAGGAAACTATAAACAGTTTTGGGAACAAGAATTAAAAGACTTTGGTGGTAGTTTAGCATTTCAAAGACTCTGGGAAAGATACAAAAAATTAAAACATGAATTTCATGTTATTGATATTGTAAACGAAAGCGATAAACTGTTTGATGAAATTAACAAAACACACGGTACAAAGGTATTATGGACTACTAACATTTGGAGTAGTGAAATGTTACACTGGAATGTTGAGCCAGAAGTAATAGAACAAAAGTGGTTAGAGTTTGAAAAGCGTGTACCAGATGATTTAGTTTTATATGGACATGATTACGTAGCAGTTGATATGAACACAAGATTAAGGAGTGGTGTAAAACTAACACACTTGCATTATGATTAAAACAGTTACATATTCTAAACAAGGTATACTAGACTATGTTAAAAATATTGACATAGCAAATACACCTGACTATTTTATAAGTGTGTCAACAAGTCACGGACCAGAAAGTTTTCGTTTATTTGAAGGTGCGTATCATAATGTTATTAGTTTGTTTTTTGATGATGTAGAAGTAGATTGTTGGAAAGACATAGAAGATGGCAGACGTGTTTGGTGTAATGCTATGACAGAACAGCAAGCCACAGAACTGTTAAGTTTTATTAACAGTATTCCAAATGACACAACAGTACATATTAATTGTAGTGAAGGACAGTCCCGCTCACCCGCTATTGCACAGTTTATTAATGAACATAGAAACAATGTAAAAGAAAATAATCCTCTAGTTAATCAACACGTATTAAAACTATTACAGGAAGCAACAGGGTATAAACGTTATATTGAAAAACATGACGAAGTAAAGTTAGGTTGGAAAATTAAAAAATGGTTCCCAGTTGATATTAATAAAATACAAAATTGGTATTATAGTTTAGAAGAAAGATACAGTGATTGGAAATTTATTGTAGGAGAAAATCATCATATATGGAAATTTCCTATTACAGACCCAGAAGGCAAAACAGGACATCGCTTAATGGATGATACAGCATATTATACACTTTGTTGGAATAGTGATGAGCCAGGCCCTAAGCCATTTGAACAAGGGTGTGCTAAAGACGAATATAAAGATAATGATGATGACAATCTAAATCCTCGTATGTGCTTTGACGGTTATGCTTTAGACATTGTACAAGGTTTACCTGTACGTAGTAAAAAATGGTTAGTAACTATTCACACTCCGGGTACTAAACTAATTACACATCAAGACGCACCAGACAAGATTAGAGTACATATTCCTATACACACAAATAATAATAGTAATTGGATAATTGACGGTGAAGAATATCATATGGAACCCGGCTGGGCATATCTTGTTAATACAACAGTTCCACACAGTGTAGAGAACAAAGGGTCTACTGATAGAATACATTTATATGGTAAAGTATGGACAGAAGATGTAAGGAAGTTAAACTTATGAAAGTTGTAATTACTGGAGGTAGAGATAGCGGAATTAAACCTGGTGTACATACTATGAACAGTTGGTTACATGATTACTTTAGTGAAGGTAATGAAGTAATACAATTGAGTAGAGAAACAGGATATGATTTTGATAAAGACTACGACAAGTGTGTTGAGATAGCAAGAACAGCAGATATATTTGTCAATAGTGCTTGTGTTAACGATTATCAAATTCGCTTCTTAAATGACGTTTACGGTTATGTTCCCTACTTATTAACTATTGGAAGTATTGCAGGTGAATTCTTAGAAGTTCCTCAAGGATATGATAATCATCCTAACTATGTTGAAGTTAAGAATAAATTAAAGCAACGTTGTAAATGGATCCAACTAGAACAAATGGATAATCAAACAACTAAATTATTACATTTGAATATTACAGAAACACGTGATCCTAAGTATAATATTATAGGATTAGAAAAAACAGATTTAAATAAGGTACTAGACTTTTGGTTTGAGAATCCTATTATGTCAAATATTGATATGAGATTCTTTACAGAAAGTTATCATAAAGAATATAAACGCAATAAAGTACAAAGGATTATAGATCACTACAATGATAAGAGAAGTTAAAACACTTAACACAACAGTTGACATTAATGAATTGCAAGACTACTATAAGCAATTAGTAAATAGTCACCAAGACTTGTGTTGGAGATATAAAGATAATGTTAGTGAAGGCGTTGGCGGACACGTACTTGACAATGCTTATGGTTGGGCATTACAAAGTAATCTTGATGATTTAACATTACCTTGTCCTCCGTACAATGTTACTGAAGAACGCAAAATGCATCCTTATAAAGATACTAAATTAATGTTTGGCATTGCTCGTAAATTACAAGATGCGTTTCCATTTGCACATCAGTTTAGTGTAGTTGTACACCCTCCAGGAACTTTTATTAACTTTCATAGCGATAGCGATAATTATTTAAAAGTACATATTCCTATTGAAACTAATAGCAAAGCATATTTTCAATTTCAACCAATGCGTAGATTTGTTTTGCCAGCAGACGGAAGTATGATTCTAGTAAATACTAATATCAAACACGGTACATACAACGAAGGTGATACAGATAGAGTACACTTATTTTTTAAGATACCTATTGATAAAGAGAATGAAGTAGTAGGAATGGAAGGTAAGATATGAGAGTAATACAAAATTACGATCCTAAAGATATTACAATGGATTTATTGTATAATGACGACTCGTGGGGTGCTATTGAATTAAATGTCAAACTAGATGTTTATGAATTGCAATCTTATTATAATACTATACAACAAGAACACAACTATCAATATTTTGACTTTCAAAACTTTCCTGAGCGGTTAACTATTGAAGTTAGTAAGCAGTATATGGAATTAGGTTACTGTGGATACTATTGCGGACCAATTAGCGGATATACTCTTGCTTGGCCTAAAGAAAGATACGAACCACTGCCGCCACCTAGTCAAGCAAATGTAGATATGTTTCCTGAAACACTCGATCCAGAGTTTTATGAAAAGTGTAACGTGTTACCTCGTTTTAGATTTGGCTATATGAATACACTAATTGATATGTTAGGTGAAGACAGTTTTAAGCAGTGCATTATTACAGAACACGGACCTAGTGCAACTATTCAAACACATAAAGATTCAAATGCTAAGAAGTTACACATACCACTAAGAACAAATTCACAAGCGGTGTTTACCTTTGGTGAAAACAGAGAATTAAAATTTAATATGCGTGTAGGTAAAGTATACATTCTAAACACCAGTGCTTTTCACGGTACTGAAAATTTTGGTGATACTCCTAGAGCACATTTTATTACTCGTGTTGACGAAACAAAAATACAGGATATAATTGCTTTATGAATGTAACTATTGTAGGCGGCGGAACAGCAGGTTGGATGACAGCCGCATATCTTTCTAAAAAAACTGATTGGAATATTACAGTTATTCAAAGTCAAGATATACCTATTATAGGTGTAGGCGAAAGCACACTTCCAAGTATGTATGACTTTATTCAAGAGTGTGGTTTAACAGAACAAGATTTATTTGATAACTGTGATGCTGTCCGTAAGTACACAATAAAACATAAAAACTGGCACGGCGAAAGTTGGTTCCATCACTTTTGTTTTAATGAAGCAGAACACGATGAACAAATGCGTTGGATGGAAAACTATGAGTTACCAGATAAAAAATGGCGCCATGCTTATCACATAGATGCAAATAAACTTGGTATTATGTTGCGTGACAAAGTAGCATTACTAAATGGTGTTAAATTAGAAACACGTACACTAGAAACTATTGACGATTTACAAGCAGATTTAATTATTAATTGTACAGGGTTTAATAAACTATTTCCTAAAAAAGAATATGTAAAAACACGTCTTAAAAACAACTGTGCAGTAGTAGCACCTAGTTACGATAAAGAATTAAAATATTACACAGAAACAACTGCTATGAGTAACGGGTGGATGTGGAATATTTACTTACAAAATCGTATTGGTAATGGATATGTCTTTAGTACAGAACATCAAACAGTTGAAGATGCTAAACGTGAATTTATTGAAACGTGTCCTTATACTCTTGAACTAGATAAAATGCGAGTAATACATTGGGAAAGCAAATACTGTTTAACTCCGTATCAAGATAATATTTTAAGTATTGGATTAAGTGCCGGATTTATAGAGCCTTTAGAAGCACAAGCAATTTGGTTAATACAATATCAAATCGAAATGCTAGTAAAATTATACGGCAAACAAAAAGTTTACAATAGACAATGGATTAAAGTTGTAAAGCATATTGAAGATTTTCTTGCATTGCACTACGAAGCAACAAGTAAAGACACACCCTATTGGCAAAATCAAGTAAAAGAAATTAAGATTAAAAAGAAACCGTTTACTATCTTTGATGAATATAGTTTTAGGTGTTTAGCCAACGGTTACGCTCTTCCTCATACTTCTTAACATCAATTCTCCATATTCTTTGGGGAACATAAAACAGCATAGCACTTTGCTCTAATTTCCAAATGCCAGTCTTTGCTAACATAGGCATCATAGTATCGTTCATGCGTTTACTTTTACCACCGTCGTTGTTGATGTTAGTTGTAATGTAAAGTTCGGCATCTGGGTTTTGTCTAGTTGCCCAAGTAATTTGTAATGGCAACAAATGACTTAAATGTATTCCTGTTTTAAATATATTACGTCCAACACCTAGTGTGTAGCCTGGCAACTGTGCGCCTCTAAATAAAAGTCTATAAGCATTAGGAGATACTTCTGGTAATTTGTGTGCACCAGCAATACTAACAATTTTATCTCCATCAAATGCCGCACACCAAAAAGGACACCAGTCCCATTTCATTTTTTCTAATGATGTGTTATTACTGAAGTCTTGAGAATTACAAAATTCTTCTACTGCGGGTTTGTCATTATTAGTTAATGCTCTAAACTTTAGTTTTCCAAGTTTGTCCATTTGTTTCTTTTGCTCTCTTAACAAATCTTACAGGGTTCATTTCAAACAGATCTCCTGTTGCTTTTCCGTTTATATAACACTCATGTAAACTACTGAAACTAATTGGATAAAACATCACATGATCATCTTTTATGGTATTTAAATCAAATGATGTACTGTTATAACCAATCATTACCGGTGGAGGAAACTCAGTCATACCATACCAATTTGCTACAGTTTGGACACCACGTTCTCTAAACGCATCTATAAAACTTTGTTCTATTTTGGAACTACCTGTAACCATATAACGTACACTGCTCATATCTAACTGTTTAAATGCTTTAGTGTTACTTAATAGTTCTAAATGCCGCGGTATTAACGCTATAACCGTCGGTTTAACGCGGTTAAACAGTTCAGGGTAGGTGTAGGTACTAAAGTTGCTAGAAACGTGCTGTGCGCCGCTTAAAAACGCAGGAAGAGCGGTGATTGTGTAGTGGGCAATAGTGTTTGCAGGGAACACATCGAGTACTATATCGTCTTTGGTAAGTCCAATTTCTTTTATACTTTTGGTTGCACATTCTTTTATATAATCCCAAGAATGTTTAACCTCTTTTGGTTCGTCGGTACTACCAGATGTGAATAGTGTAAGAGTGCTCATACACTTACTTATTTTAAAAAGTTTTTGGTAAAGTTAATGCTGGTTAGTACAGTGCGTTCCAAGCAACACCATCATAGTATACTGGATAACTTACAGCACCGCCTTTTGATGCTGGATCCCAGTTAGTACCGTCAGCAATAACAATCATTCCTTCTACTGCTGTAGGAGCACTTGTTTGTGGTGCTAGTTTCATAAACCCGTTTACGTCTAAGTGTGCATCTGCAACGTGTACTGCCGCTTGGTTAATAGCAAAGTAACCACGTGCATCAAAAGATGCCGCAACCAATGAAGGTGCTGTACCTGTTCCTGCATTGTTAAGGAAAATAATTTTACCTTTAGCAGTATCATTGGCAACTGTTTCATTATTGTCAACAGTTAATGCAATAATTGCGTTTGGAACATTACCTTCAGTGCCGCTACCGTCAACATCTGGATCAACTGATCTAGAACTTAAAACGCCAACATAATCACCTGCTGTTGCTTTAACAGGAGTAACCATATCGCCGTGACGTGCAGTAAATGTAAACTTGGCACTATCATTAATGCCAGTACCTGCAATGTTAACAATTTCAATTGGCTCAGATCCGTCTGCGTTAACAACCTGGAATACGTTAGAAACTACATCGTTAATATCGCCAATACGAACTTCATTAACACCTTGAACTGTAATCTGATTATCAACAATGTTCATTACACCATTAAACAGTTTAACAGTACCGTCTGTTCCATCAATGATTGTACTAGAATCTTCAGCAAATACAGAACCTTGTAGATCTGCATTTAGTTGTGTAATTTGCAAAGCATTAAGATCAAGATCGCCTGGCTTCCATTGAGCGGCAAGATTATCCCAAGTAAGGATTTGTCCGTTGATAGGAGCGTCTGCACCTGATGTACTTACATCACCTAGACCGTCAATACTCTTAGATGCTAATTGTGCATCAAGATCAAATGACAAAAATGCTTCATCACCTACAACCCAGCCACCTGCACCACCGTTAGCACTTGAATCGTATTTTAAAATTTTGTTAGTAGCAACACCAGATACAGCATCAACATTAGTTAAATCATTTAGTTCTTGTGCAATATTAAGTGTTTGTGGTTCCCATGTGTTTCCAGTAGTGTTCCACGTTAGCACTTGTCCGTTAGCAACACCAGCAGTAACAACATCGGTTAAGTCATTTAATCCTACGTCTGGATTAATAAGTGTACCTGTTGATGATGATCCATCGCCAACGTATAATTTACCTGTGTCGGTAGTGTAAATGGGTTCACCCGTTGCTGAGGAGCCTACTAGGGCGTCTAACTCGGCTTGTGTACCTCTTCTAAATTTAAGTGCCATACTTGCTAACTCCTGATATCTGTTTGCTATATGTATTTATGCGAATTGACATCTTTCTTTATTCTTACTTATTTACGCATTTTAGCGTTTTTTAAGGCTTTAGTAACGCCTTTTTCAACATCAAGTTTGATCTTTTTACTGTCAATAGCGAAGTTAACGCCTGCAATCTCCGCGCCGTATGTATCAAATAATTCACGAATTTCCTTATTGAAGGACGTTTGAGTAGCATTGGTTTTTGTTTCTATAATCCATATTTTCTTGTTCTTGAAGCGAACTTCAATATGTTCTAGGTACTCTAGAGGTATTGAATCAATTTCAATACCCCTGAATACTTCTGGCCAATGTCTGATTACGTCTTCAGGAAGTTTAAGTTTCCTGGACCCCATCTAAGTTAAGCCTTGGCTTTTTTCTTAGTAGGTACAAGTTCCTCTGCTTGACGTCTTAGTTCTGCCGCTTCTTTACTTAATCTATCTGCTTGTGAGCGATATGATTTAGCAAGTGCTTCGTCACTTAACACATCTTCGGTTTGTTGAACATCAATTGGCTCTCCTGAAGGAGCAGTTACGTCACCAGTTGGTACTGATTGAGTAGTCTCTTTAGCCGTACTACCATCTGTGATAGCAAGGTCATCAATTGAAACACCTTTTTGTTCAGCAATGATTTTGTTCAACTCGTCTAACGAAACTGATGTAGTGTTAGTTGGAGTCATTTCAACATCTTTAGTAGGAACTTTAAGAAGTTTGCCTTGAGTATGAAACTTAGCCAACATAATTGAACCATCGCTTAAACTTGTACGAGCCATTGCTTCGGCAAGTTCGTTTGCTGATTGACCAGTTGGTGACTCAATTAACTGCATTAAAATGTCGTGATCTGAATCTGTTAGGTTTTCAGTTGACACAATCAATGCATGATTAGAATCACCAGGAAGAGTTCTGTACGCAACAGCAACTTTCCTTTTGTTTGTTTTTAATCTTCCAATATGCTTAATAGCCATTTTATTTCTCCGTTACAGGTTCGCCAGATAATGCCGCTGATGCATCAGCACCTGAGACTGGAACATCTTTCTGGACAGGTTCTTTTTCAGCCGCCTTAGCCGCGTCTGCCTGTTGTTTTTGTACTGACTGTAAAAATGTATCTAACTTATTATAAGTTGTACCTACAGCCGCTAATTCGTTGGCCTTAAATGCGCCACGTTGTGTAGCCACATCAATTACTGTTCTAAGAGTGTTTAGATCTTGAACGGTTAATTCAACTGCACCTGTGGCCGGTCCTGGTGCTGTTGCTTGTGTTGTTGTATCAGACATATGTCTTCTCCTTTGTTTAGTAATGTATATACTTTATTACTTATTTGTATTTTAAAAGAGGACACGCCAAAGCGAAATATGAAAGTTCCTTTGGATCCTCAAAACCGATTCTTAATCGGTGTTCTAAAGTATTATTCTGTTGTATTTGGATACTTTTACCAATGTAAAATCTACTCTTACAATGAGTGAGTATCCAATTTGTTAGTGCCTTTTCTAGATTATAATTTGGATGAATATCTAAGTACTCTAAATGAGGTCCTGGATATTCTAAACGTCTTAGTTTAAAATAGTTAAGCGGATTTGGTTTCAACTTCATAGTGTGTAGTTACTCCGAACGGTGCTTGTGTTTCTTTATTATGATGACTATGAATAACAAAGATAGTATCACAATAGTCAGGATCTCCCCAACCATCCCAAGTATATCCGTCAGTAAACATAATAAATTTCTTAGGAACAATATCGTTTTCTTTCATGTAATTCCAGTTACACATAAAGTCTGTGCCACCACCACCTACAACTTCATAAGATGTTAAATCGTTTGAAGATGCATCAAAGTCTGCTTCATTATAAACTTCTGTATCAAAGCACCAAACTTTAATATTAAAATCTTGGTATTGATCCATAATGCCTTGTACTTCTGAAAGAAATATCTTTGCTTGTTCGTCGCCAATTGAACCTGACATATCAATAGCAACACAAATATCAATAGTATCTTCAAAGTTCATACCAGGAAGAATAGCACCAGTATGCCAGCCTTTACGTGAAGGACGACTAAACGTAAAATCGTTCTTAATAGTTGATTGTATCTGTTGCTGAAGTAACTCTCTCCAGTTCATTTTAGGTTCAGTTAGATCTTGAATGATACGTGCAATTTCAGCAGGCATATTTCCAGCACCAGAACTTTGTGCTGAACTGATCATTGACTCTTTAATTTCATCTCGGATTTTACGTAGTTCTTCTTTGCTATAACTAGGTTTACCTTCACCTTTTTTATCACTATCTCCAGACTTGCTTTGACCTTGATTAGTACCATCTTGTTCCCAATCAACGTGCTCGTCAAGTAATTGACCTAGTTGTTTAAGTTCTTCTTCATCATATTTTTTATATAGTTCATCATAGATTTCTTCTGATGACATCGGATCATATTTAAAATCTTGATAAATTTGAATGTCTGCAGGCTTTTCACCAATCTTATCACGAACAAGAATGTTGTTAACTTTGTAGTCAGCCGCAATATTATGAACCATAGGATCACGTTTTTCTCTACGACCCATATGATCGTAAACGCAGTGTAGGATTTCGTGTGCAATTACAAACTCGATATTTTTGTTTGTAAGAGTTGAAAAGAACGCAACATTATAAAACAAGTTACGTCCATCTGTAGCGGCAGTTGGACACCAATCACTAGCGTCTTGTATCTTAAGACGTGTTGCCATATTACCAAAAAATGGGTGACGAAGTAGCAAACCTACTCTTGCAACAATAATTTTATCAAGAACTTCTGCACGAAGTTCGTCAGTAATTTCAACTTCTACTTTAGTTGCTTTTTCTAAAACAGTTGTATTTGCCATTATGTATTCCTCTCAGTGCCTTATTATGTATATATTATAGTATATTTAAGATGGAAAGTCAACCCCTAAAAAGATTGGGGAAACAGTGCTGTGAAAGGACTTACCAGCATAGCCGTTGCCTTTCTCAATGTTTTGGAACAACACTGCTCCCCCAAAAAGTTAAGAAGCCTGTGCGGCAGTTACATACTTGCCGAATTTTTCATGGAACTCATCAAAACATTCAACTTCATCTGGATCGATTGGAAGTTGATATTGGGTAAGAGCAAGTTTGATGCCCATTACTACCAATTCTGTATCAAAGTTATCCATTGCAAAACGTAAAAAGTTATCAACCATGTCGTTGAACTTTTTGTCGTTTTTGTCACTGGCTTCTTTTAGTTCATAGCAAAGTGAAACAGTCAAGGAATACATGGCACTGATTTCTCTAGTTTTCAATTCTTTCACCTTACCTGCTAAAATCTCTGAAGGATTAGGCAAGTCTGATGCCATCTTACGATGGGCCATAAACTTAACAGCAAGGCCTTCGCCTACTGCACCACTAACTAAATCAGTAGTGGTATTCTCGTCATCATCGTCCTCAAGAAGTTCGGACACAAATGACCAAGAACGCGGTGTAGCAAATGAACGACTTGGCGACTTAGGATCAAAGTCATACAAGTCTTTCTTGCTATATGTTAGATAACCGACAACATCTGTGTGAATGTTGTTTGCAGTTGCCCAACTAAACCAATCGTCAAAATCAACCTTAAGTTCTAAGTGAACAAAACGATTAGCAAGTGGCGCCGGCATCCTGTATGTGACGCCTTTATCTGCGTCTCGGTTACCCGCGGCTACAATTAGTACATTGTCCGGCAACACATATTGTCCAACTCTACGGTTAAGGATCAATTGATATGCCGCGGCCTGTACTGCTGGTGCCGCAGAATTCATTTCGTCTAAGAACAAAATAATGTTCTTATGTTTTTTAGCCAACTCAGCAGTTGGAAGTTCTTGCGGTGGTGCCCATTTCATTACATTGTCGTTTGCCGCATAGTAAGGAATACCTTTAATGTCTGTAGGTTCCCAAAGTGACAAACGAACGTCAATGACGTGTGCGTCTAAGTAATCACCAATTTGGTGAATAATGTCTGATTTACCAATACCTGGTGCGCCCCATAAAAATAATGGACGTTTCTTTTTGAATGCTCTAATAATACTCTTCTTTGCATTATTAGGACTAACAGTGCGAGTTGCGATATTTTCCATTTTGTATTCCTCTCTTTCAGTGCCTTAGTTAATTTCTAACTATGTTTATAGTATAGCATCACTAGGATAAAAGTCAACCGGTTTTTTATATATTTTGGTGAAAAAAATAGATTAAGATAGTTCTTCGTCTGCTCGTTTTAATGCTTTAGTTAAGCCGTATTTCTTAACATCACCACTAAAAAGATGTAATTCGAGTGCTTTCTTTTCGTCAAAAACTACTATCATTCTGTTAGTCAAGTAGTATGGACACGTAATAAATTGGTCTAACCAAATTACTGTGTTAGTTGTAAGTTCAAAATCTTGTGGGAATGGAACCTCATAGTCTGTGATTCCTATTTTTTCTGTAAGAAATAAGTAGCCTTTATCAGTAAGACGCAAGCCACCTGTTTCTTTTACTCTAGTATTTTGCCACCAAACAGATAGATACTGTTTCATAGTGGCTTCATTAATACTAATGTCTGCTTGTTTTAAGAAAACTTTTGTATAGGTTTCTTTCCAGTTCACTTTACCTTGCCTTCGCGTAGAAGTTTTTCTCTATTAGCCATATGCTTCATTTGTACTTCTTCTTTGCTTCCACCGAAGTATGCAACAGCATGACCTTCTTCTACAAGAATGTCTGTTACCATACGTCCGTCATTAGAAACAAAGTCTCCTAAGATACGTCCGAACTTGCCTTTCATATCTTCGCCATTCTTATTAACTTGTGTTTTTAGAATAGCAGTTTTATCTAGTAATTCTTTAAGACGTGCTTTAGAAGCAAGTCCGAATTTCTTTTCTACTTTGTCTCTGGTTCTTGATTCTGGTGTGTCTATGCCCATGATACGGACACGTTCATCTTTTAACCATACTCCAAATCCTAAGTCTATGTCTACGTCTACTGTATCGCCGTCCACGACTTTTACTACCTTTACTTTATATTCGTACATATTGCCCTCCGCCCTGTTATTGTACTATATTTCTTTAACTACATCTCCGTCTACTAATCTTACTACAGAAAATTGATCTGTGTTAAATAAATCGTTTAATTTTTTCGCTAAGTTATGTGCGTGTCCTGGATTTGAAAAAGATACTTTTTTGTATTTAGGTCCAGGAAAATTTGTTAGTGAATTTTGAGTTTTTAAGTTAAAAGGCTTACTTTGATAAAACACTGCCCAAATGGCTTCCGCGGCGAGTATCTGATCGCTCTTATATGTTTTCTTATCTATGTGTTCTAACAATACTGTTGGTTTAGGTCTTGACATAAAATATACGTATTCCTTTTAGTTAACTACGTATATATTTATCTTATTTCTCAGTAATTGTTATGTTAAATGCCGTCGTTATACGAGGTTCTGTTGTTGTTTGTTTAGGAATACTATGGTTTAAATAGGGTGGAAAAAATATCATATCGCCTTCTTGTGCGTTAGCATATACGACTTCTTTTGGCCATAGATTAGGTAGTTTTTCTACTACAGGAGTAGGTTGTGTACTTCTAATACCATCTTGTGAAGGGTTATAAAATACAGTAGGAGTGTGTATTGCAGTATCATATTTTACATAATGTACTGCACAAATTTGTATGGTGCGAGGACTTGATAGATGGTTATGTGTTTCTCCCCAGCCATCTTTACCAGTTACGTTATACCAAGCATCAATACCGATAGTCCAGTGATACTTGTCAGTATTAAATCCGTAATGACTAATAAATTTACTTATTGTAGGTTCATATTTTACAAACAGGTCATCCCAGTCTACTGCACGAGCACCTGGAAAATAATCGCTGTATACATTGCAAAAATCGCAATTAGGACCTTTAGTATTGAATTCGCTTTCTATATTTGAAACAAAGAATGATTTGATTTCGTCATGCTTATCAACCTTTACTTTATAGATATCAGTTGAAAAGAGTGTTTGTGTTTCCATTATTCTTTAAAGCCACCACCGTCCATCTCTAAATTGACGACTTCGTTTTCTTGACGAGTGGCATTATCGGCCACGAGTCTTTCTAGTTCTCCATGGAGTCTAGATTCAACTTGGCCGATTGTAAGTGCAAGTATTTCGGCTTGTTGCATATTAAGTTTAACATCTTTAGCATTAGATAATTTAGCAGACTTTACTTGCTGAATAAATTGTTCTAATGGACTTGTATTAATCGGTTCTTTTTGCATCTGCATTTGCCTTACTTAATTCTTGTCGCATTGTTAATTCATCTTTAAATGGACCTTTAGAAGTATAACCTTCAATAGTCATTAGTTTAGGACAAAAACTTCTTACCCAACCTTTATCGAATTTAATAATATAGTAACCTGCACAATATAAACTTTTACTTTTTTTACTCTTAGTAAACAAAGGAAGTTTACGTTTTACATCATACATTGCATTGTGTGGAATACAACTAGTTGGAAATCCTTGAACTTCTTTTTCTTGGGGTGCCTTAGTTGAAGTGTCTTTAACTCCCCATTCGATTTCAATATCGCTAGTAAGTTGTTTTTCGTTTTCGTAAAACTTAGTATGTGTATTACAGCAATACATATATGTCTTATCTTCTTGACGTGATAACGTACCAATACGTTCCCCGTCTTCTTCAATAATCCAGAATTTGTTTGCAACGATTGGGTTTGCTTTTAAATGTGTCATTACATTGCCTCCTTAAAAGTTTCAGAGTCTATGACTCTTACATTTATATCTGTATTGGCCGCGATAGCCGCATACAATCTTGTACGTCCATCAATTACAAAAGTTTTACCTTCTGTAGTCAGTAGCATTGGTGGTTCGCAATCTCCATTGATTACAGAGTCGATTATTTCTTCTAGATCAAACTCACGTTCTCTCATATGGCGTTTATCACGTTTTAACATAGACTTCACGAATGTATTTCTATAGTCTTCTGTACCGCTTGCTTCTTCAACTTCCTTTAGAGTATATTCATCCTCAGGTAAGTTTAGCAAGTTATTTAACCTTTTAATTTCGCTAATTTTTAGATTTTGGACAGATAGATTATCAATAATTCTACCCATCAGTTTACATACAAAGTCTCTTTTATGGTTATCCATTGGATTATCGGTACCAGTATCAAATGGTAAATTTTCTACAAATTTGATAATTTCTGGGTCACGTTGGCCGAATAATTCGTATGCATAAAAGTATCCTACTTCTTCATATATCATGCTTCATACCTTGCTTGTAAAGGTTCACTATAAGCCTGCACTTGATCTACAATTCTTTGTAAATCGTGCTTTGCACAAAATTTCATAAGTCTTAATCCAACTTGCGATACTGCTTCTACCTTAGTTGCTGTTGCAATAGTTTCTGCAATTTTAACTTTAATATCATCAGGCTGTGCAGATAAATCACAAAGTGTTACATTTCTAGTATAATCATCTAGTACACGATGCTCAACACCGTCATGATCTACCCAACGTTGTAGCATCATGTTATTCCAATTATAACCTTTACTATCTTTATCAGCATAGGCTTCTGTAAGACCTACTTTGTTCTTAGTACCTTTAACACGTACACCAGGATATGCACTAAACACATTGTCACTAGTATCGCCTCGCATACACTTTTCAAATAGTAACCATTGTGGATCAGGAGCACCTTTAGGCTGTTTAGTTTTCTTATCAATTACAGGTTGACCTTTTTTGTCAAAGTAACCTTCGTGTGTAATTGTAACATCTTGAATACCGTTATATTGTTTAACATTAGGTGCAATAAGTTGTGCAAAGTCACCGTCGGTTGAAATAATAACATGATTATCGTTAGGGTGTGATTGCACCCAACCTGCAATTAAATCATCTGCTTCAAGTTCAGGATGTTGTAAAACAGTACAGTTAGTTTTTGTAGTTACAAAATCTTTAAACTCGTCAAACATTTCCCAGAAGACTTCCTCTTCTTCTTGCTGACTTGCAGTTAGTGCCGCACGAGCATCGCTTCTATTTCTTTTGTAAGGCTCGTAATAATCTTTACGCCAACTACGTCCTTCTAAGCAGAACACAACATGACTACCATCAAACTCTTGCCAAGCCTTTTTCAAACTACTAAGAGTAATATGAAATGCCATACCTACTTTATCTGTAAGGTTACCACGAATAACGTGCCTTGCTCTAAAGAATGTATTTGCTGTATCTACTAGAATATATGTCATTGTTTTATTATACTACCCTTTTGTTTGTTTGTCAACCTGTTGTTGTGATTTACTTTGAATATCTTCTAAGATATCTTTATTAATAAATGGAACAGCATTAAAAAACTCTGCATCAAAAGATCCAGTTAGTCGTAAATCAAATGCTACACTTACTCGAACATCGTCTTTAGTATACTTTTCTACATAGTGTGGTACGCAACTTGGAAAAATTACACAACCACCTTTTTTATTTGGTAATGCAATTTTTGATTCAGGATCAAATGCAGAATGATAAACAGTTTTAGTTTCATAATCATCAAGATGTACATTACCACTCAAGTACGAATCAGGTTGAGCACCATGGGCGTGTGAATCCATACCTTCATCTTTTCGTAAGATATTTGCCCAACAAACAATTTGTAGATCTTTTAATTCTAATTGCTGTTGTTTAACATACTCGAGATATGAGTATCTTAAGAATGTTAGCAATTCACTAAAAGCCGCCTCTTCCATCTTTAAAAGATTATAACGTCCAAAGCGTGTAGTGATATGATTTTCATCTAATCCAGTACCACCGCTATTAGAATATTCTAAATTTAAAATAGTTTTTTCATTGTTTACAATCCACTCACGACATTTATCAACATGATCGAGATCAGTCCAGTTTGTTAACCAAAGTGGAATATTCCAACTTGGTGCAAACTCTGTTAGAGGGTGGTAACTTTTAATTCTAATTAATGACATTATTTGACCTCCGATTTACCGTCACCTAAATTTTTTGTATTAATAAAACCTGCTCCTCGATTAGGATCATGTCCTTCGTCTTCGAGTACATTTCTAGCAAGATCTTTAAACCACAAATCAACAATTTCTTCATTGCTCTCACCAGCATAACCAGCATCAAGCAGTTGCTCAATAAATTCATTATTCCAATCGAGTTCAAAGAATCCGTTTCGAATGTTGTCTTTATTAACTTGTGTATCAAGTACGCCAACCCAAGGTTTTTTAGCCTTAGTTGCCGCCTCCTTCTCTTTCATCATTAAGTCACGATGAGAAAGTTCTGTTGTATTAGTTTGTTTCTTTTTAAACATATTTTTAAGTTTATCCATCATAATAGTCCTTTCTCTCTTAATTCATCATCAAGAGGTTTACTTGAGTGTTTTTTCTTAAGTTCCCCATGCGTTGCCGAAGATGTCGACGTGTAGTCTTGGGGTGTAACGCCAGCCCCGCTCCATTGCCAATTCTGCGACTCGTCTAGTGTTGAGGGTGTATTCTTCCGATCTGCCCCCCAACGGCATGATATAAACTGGAACATCGATCCCAGCGTCACGATATTCTTGAACCGCTTTGGTAACTTCATCCACGTCCATGTTATCAGCAACAACAAATTTAAAATACATATTACTATTAGGTACATCAAAGTAACTACGAGCAATATCGGGATTGATAGCATCACCCCAAGACTCTCCGCTAACGGAAAGTTTCGGACTGCAACTAAAAGTGACTTCAAATCTGTCTTGAGTTTCCAAGTATTGTTTGAAATCATTGTGTAAAGTTTGTGTTGTATTTGTTTCAAATGTAACATTTTTTAAGTCTCGCATTCTTGGGTGTTCGAATAATTCCTTGTAAAATCGTTGCCAACCTAACAAAGGTTCACCACCCGTTAAGATAAAGTGTACATCTTGACCATTATTCATAGTCCACTTGCCTTCTGGAGTTAAACTAAGAATATGCTCTACTACTTCATCAACAGTTTTATCTTTCATAAACTTTTTAAATTCAGGATAGATACTTGCATATGTGTCACAACCTGTATGCACAATAGGCAACTCATGAAAAGTGTCTACCTTCTCAGTAACACCTTCATCTAAAAGTTTACGTACCTCTGGGTTATACTTAACACCAGTTTCTCTCATTGGAGTACCTCTAGGCAACCCAAAGTTCATACAACGAAAGTTACAACCAAATGTTCTTAAGAACACACTAGGGACTCCAACAAACTTGCCTTCGCCCTGTACACTATAAAATGCTTCTGAATATCTTAGTTTCATTCTTTCACCTGTACCAATGGCTCATTATAATATGCGTCGTGATAATCACCATTTTTTTGAAATTGTCGAATAGTAGTATCTTTAACAAGCATACCATCTTTAACTGTGTAGGTAGTGTATTCTACTTTGATTACACCTTCCTTGCTTCTTTCAATATGTGATTTCATAGGTCCTTCTGTTATCATCTTGGTGCAAACTCCTGTTGTAATTTAATATTATCCATAAACTCTTTTTTAGTTCCTGCATCTTCTTTAAAACTACCTTTTAGTACAGTTGTTTGAGTTAATGAACTATGCGCCATAATGCCTCTATTTTCACAACAACCATGTGTTGCTTGAATGTATACACCTAAGTGTTTTGCATTAGTAGCCTTTTCAATTTCACGTGCAATATCATTTGCAAGTTCTTCTTGTAGTGTACCACGTCTAGCACACCACTGTGCAATACGTGTATACTTAGAAAGTCCAATTACTTTTCCATTAGGAATAACGCCAATATATGCTACTCCTGTTACTGGTTGATGGTGATGCGAACAAACACTTTTAAGTTCGCTTCTTACAACAAGCATACCTGTGTAAGCATTTTCACCTTCGTTTGGAAACGCTGTTGCTGTAGGAATCTTATCATAACGTCCTTGCATTAGTTCATTGTAATACATTTTTGCAAGACGTTTAGCAGTACCATGACTGTTAGGATCGTTTTCTCTATCGATAATAAGTGCGTCTAGAACGCCTTCAAACTTTTCCGCGGCTTCGTCAATTAGTTTTTGTTTTTCACCTTCATAGATGAATTCACTAATATTGTCACCCGCCCAATAACGCTTGTTTGCGTCCTTAATTCTGCGTGTTACTTCTTCATATTTTTTCATTTACTTCTCCGAGTTATAGACGAGGATGTCTACTATGTTTTACATTATATACTTTATTTAGGTTTTTGTCAAGTATATTATGCACTTAAAAATACTTTTTGAGCATTTCAATTTGATCATCGTATTCTGCTACAATGTTCAATTCTTTTTCAATTGCTTCCAAAATGTCTGGATGTTCGCCAACTCCTGCGGCTCTTTCCAAATATACTTCGACATTCATTTTGTGTTTTGCAATATGACCTTCTGCGTGTTTAATCATAGCCGCAATCATGTTTTCTCTATTATACATTAGTTTACCTTTCCAATTTGTGTTATAAATTCCTTTGCAATAAGAGTGTGTGCTTCTTTATTGAAGTGTTCGTCATCTATTGTAAAAGAATCTATAGAGTTTTTACTTTCCAAAAACTGTAATACGTTTTGGTTAGCAACTTTACCGTAAGAACAGTCTCCAAGCATATTTAGATCTTTCGGGAGCCAAGTGTCCTCGTTTATGGTAAAGATTTTTAACTTTGCGTTGTTTTCTTTGCAAAGTATATTCCAAAGATATATTTCTTTGAAAAATTCTCTTTGTGCAGTGACAGACATTAAGTCATACCATGCTTTAATTCTTTGATATCCTTCTGTTTGTATATTTGGTTGTTGTAAATCAAAAGGTTCAAAAGTAAAACTAATTGTCGGATCTATAGCATAATCACCTGGGACCGTTATTCTGCTTCCGTCAAAACTTTTATTTTCATCGTCCCACATATTAATATTGTAACAATCGATGCGTCCTTTTGTTTCTTCTAACTTCATATGACGTTCAAGTGGAACTATGTTTTCATAATGACAAGGATTTTGAAATCCAAATCTAAATCTATTCCAATATGTTTGCTGTATTACAACTTCGTCTATATCATTGTATTTTTTAAACAGAAAAGCAAGACGTTCACTGTAATCATACCAACCTCTACCAGGACAAGCAAAAATCACTCCGTCTTTGTTTTGATTGTTAATATAAATTTCCGCCCAGTTGTTATCATTCCAACGGTCACGTGTACCTTTATGTTGGAGGTAACTATACCCTGCACTATGACTACAACCTATTACTGCTGTTCTCAACATCCAACTCCGTCAATAATATCGTCGATATCTATTTGATTAGGATCAGGAACTTTATATTTTTGCATATGTGGAATAACACCTCTAACTCCACCACGTGGATCTTCTATATCACCTTTGCGTCTTGGAATTAAATGTACATGAGGCCACATAACAGTTTGACCTGCTTCTACACCTACGTTTTGTCCAATGTTATATGAATCGCAATAACCCTTTTGTACCCAATCATACCCCCAA